GTTGCCATACGATCTCATTGCCAAGTACGCCTACGAAATGGCAGATGAGATGCTGAAAGTGAAGGAAAAATCATGAGTGAAATAACCAAAGAAGAGATGGCCCGCATGAAGGCCGATGCCAAGGCAATGACCGAGGCGATAACGGACGCGATGATGAAGGTCTCGAAGGACAAGCGCATTTGCGTGTTGTCGTCAACAAAGGTTGCGGCGGGGATGGCCAGGGCGGCGAACATGGACATGCACAGGGCGATCCACCTGTTCATGTCGTTCTACAAGGATGCGGACGAGCACTTCAAGAAAGCAGGGCAGTGACATGTTGAACCAGGGGAACTGTGAGGACTGCCGGTATTGGTCCGAGATGCTTGCTTCGGCGGATGCGGCGGACGTATCGGCGGCGTGTTTGAATCCGAAGTCGCGCAATTTCAAGCGGTACACCGTGAGCCGTGTCACGTGTTCCGAGTGGCGTGATGGTTCACGCGGGGCTATTGATCAACCGGGGATGAACCCGTACCAGGGGGATGACTGATGACAAACTGGAATGACGCGCCTGTCAAGGGCGAGGGCATGGTGGTGGATTGGGGGGATGGTATCAAGCCGACCAAACCCAAGGTCGAGACAACCTACGTGGAGCGTAGGGTGCCGACCCATTTGGAAGAGAAGGCGCATTGGTTGCTGGACACTTTTTTAACTGCAGAGGGTTACGACCCGGAGGAACTATGAAAGAAACGAATGATGACCGGGACATTCCGGTCTTGAGGATCACCATGGAGCAGGCGGGCTGTTTGATCGAGGTGAATGTTCCGGTGGCCGCGCTCCCTGGCATTTTGGACATGAAGGAGTACATGCGCAACACGGGTGCTGACATGTATGCCCGATTGCTGCACATGATGGAGATGCAAAAGCGGGGAGAGAGTAATGACCGAGGAGGATGAGGCCTTTGAGCGCATTGAGCATGCCCAGGGTTGGCGCAAACGTCAGATTGCTGACAAGGTAGTGCTGACCAGGGAGCTTGATCCGTACCGTGCGAGGGTACGTAACGAGACCATTGAGGAGGTTGCGCGGGCCGTGGAGAAGTTCTCGTCCTCCTTTGGCCCTGACACTGTCAGCAGCTTTGCGATCTACATCAGGGGGATGAAGCGATGACCATAGAAGCAATGAAACAGGCGCTGGAGGCGTTGGAGAAATGCAAAAAGGCGCTGGCAGAAGAACTTAGCGCATGGGACATTGACCCGCCGCTGCACCATGTTTTGGAGGCGCATGACCTGTGCGACCCCGCCATCACATCCCTACGCCAAGCCATAGAGCAGGCTGAGAAGCAGGAGCCGGTGGCGTGGATTGAGCACGAATGGAGTGGCACAGGACTTCGCCATCTTCATTTTGAGCGCCGTGAAGCAAGTTTGCGCGACGAGGTGGTCAACCCAATTTGGACACCCCTCTACACCACCCCACAACCACAGCGTGAATGGGTTGGGCTGACGGATGAGGAGATTGAGATTGTGTCCGGTGACTACACGGAATCGGAAGGTTTCAAACATGGCGCACGATGGGCGCTAGACCAACTCAAGGAGAAAAACACGTGAGCAAACAAGAGCAAAGCAAACGGCTTTATCAAGCAGTTGAACGACTGGCATTACAGGCCGGTGAAGACACCGATGAAACTATTGATTGGTTGTGCGGTGAGCATGGCGGCATGGCAAAACTGTTTGAAAAATTCTTTTCACCCACTATGCAACACCCACGTGAATGGGTTGGGCTGACTCAGCAAGACATCGACATTGCCTTTGATGACACGCAAGAGGGCGGTGGGTTTAATGAGTTTGCTAGGGCGATTGAACAGACATTAAGGAGAAAGAACACATGACCACCAAGTTACACAAAGAGGCCATTGCCGCAGTCGAGGCGTGGTGCAAAAAGAAAAAATGGAAGCTGATAAGCAAGCCGCGCCACGTTCACCCGCAGGCGTATGTGGTGGGGTACGCCGCATCCAAGTGCCTCATTGTTTCAAAGTGTTGGGCCGACAGCGAACCGCAAATGAAAGAGTGGGACAAGAAGTATCCGCTGGGGATCGTGCATGAGTTTGACGACTCTTTGCGCCCCGGTGACTGGTGTACTGTGGCTTATGTAAGCACTGTCGGATTCGGGCAACCCGTGGCGATACCAATTACAAAGTAAAGGAGAGGAACATTTGAAAACCCTGAACTGGAAAACCTGGGGCATCAACCAATGGGTGCTGGAAGCAGCCGATGGGGAAGTGCTCGATGAGATCAGCCGTGGGCTCAGCGATGAATTGTTTTGGGTCAAGAGCACGAGCAAGAAGTACACATCCCTGGAAGCTGCCAAGAAGGCGGTGCTGAAGAGCAGGGACTTGAAAGGAGAAGATGAATGACAGGACGAGAACTACAAGACTACATCGAATGGCTAGGGGTCCCACGCGGGGAGCTGGCCAACTACCTGGGCGTGGACTACCGAACCATGTCGCGTTGGCTCAATGGCGAGACGCCTGTGCCGCGCATGCTGGAGATCATCATCAAGGCCGGGGCAATCCGGGTTGAGGATATCCAAGAGACGGTGACCAAGCGAAAGATTGTCTGATGAGAAAGCGCAGCAAGTACCGGCCCCGGGGCGTGATCCCTGATCCGTTGTCCTATGTCCTTGGTGGGATGAAGAAGGTCGGGTCGATCAGTGCTGGCACTGATTTGATGATCAAGAACCACAGTTGTCTGGATGCTATTCGCAGGGGCGAGGCGACGAGGGATGACATTGACGTGGTGATTGCTGCGCTGAACATGACAGAGGCGTTAGCTCTGATGCGCATTGGTGAAGACTGGCAGGTTGAGATTCGGGCCGCGCAGGACGCTTTGTACGCTGTGGGAAGCAGAGGAGCGGAGACCGGCAGGTTTATTTTGCGTGGACCCGAACTCAACTCATTGAATCTCGGCATGGAGATTCATGATGCTCAGTTAGCAGTCTGTACTGTATCAGAGTTGGAGAAGGCGATTGATCTGGTGCGCAAGACAATCGTTGCGAAGAAGGCGCGACCGATAGTAACTAGAAAGGAAAACCATGAAGCAAAAACGATTGACTGAGGAAGAGTACAAGGGGTGGTGGCCCTTTGAGCGCTTGGACCCCAAGCGGTTTCCCGAGACCACTGAAAAGAAAACTGCATACCCAACTGACGCTGAGGAAGCACCACTATGAAACCAATAGCCCAAAAAACATTGAACATGATCCAGTACTTCAAGGATCATCCTGAGGTCTCCGTGGCCAAGGTGGCCAAGAAGTTTAAGACAAACCTCTCTTACACCTACAAAATCCGCGCTCGAGCGCGTGAGGAATCTTGGCAGCCGCCTGAGCTGTTGGATACACCGGAGACGCTTGACGAGGCTTTTGGCGTGTCCCTGAAGGACGTACCGGATCACCCGGCAGACGAGGCCACCCGCAAGGCAATTGAAAAGGCCAAGCAGACGGACGTGGACACGGTCCTCGACACGCGTGCCCTGGACTACGGCAAGTTCAAAGACGGCGCTGCGCTCATGCAGGCAATGAAGCGGGCCATGGCTGAGCATGCGCAGAAGCATGGCAAGACGTTCGCAGACGACCAGTGGGAGGCGCTGGAGATGATCGTCCACAAGATTGGCCGCATCGTCAACGGCAACCCTGACAAGGTCGATCACTGGACTGACATTGCTGGCTACGCCAAGCTGATCGCTGACCGCCTCGAGGGGAACGCACGATGAGCCCGTTTGGAGAAATGAGAAATTACGCAGCCAATTCGCAAGCCATTCAGGGGGGCAGTGGCCCCATTGGGTACCAGGAGACGGCCAAGCGCGAGGAAAGCGGACTGATGCGCGAGCTCCAGTACATGGATAAAAACCTCAGCGCATTGATGTGCAGCATCGACTTGCTGCACAACATACTCGCTCCTGTGCTGCTCCCACAGTCTGAGACGACACCAGGACTTCGCAACGGGCCAGCCTCTGGCTCGAGTTTGACCATGCAATTGGCTTCTTTCAATGGCATCCTGTCAGATCAACTCACCCGGCTTGATTCACTCACACAAGGACTTGACCTATGAACAGCTTCTTCATTATTGGCGCTGGCCTTTGGGTCATCGCTGCGTGGCTCACGCACATTGTGGTCTGTTTGAAAACCGCTTCGTGGGGCTTCCTTGTGGCAGGGGCACTTCTGGTCCCCATCGCTTGGATTCACGGTACGGGCCTCTGGTTCGGGTGGTTCTGATGAAAAAGATCACCCCTGAGGAAGCGCGGTCCTTGGTCCTTGCTCAGTTGCGCTTGCATGGGTACAAGGGTCGCACGTCTGAGCTGGCGGAATGGACGGGCCTGCCGTCCTCTGTCGTTCGCCGTGCGGCTTTGTACTTGGCAACCAATCAGCAGATCGTGGCGGTGTTGTTGCCTGGGCGGGGGAAGGGGGAATACCTCTTTCACCTGCAGCAGCTTGACCTATTCGAGGATGGCCAGAAGCCGCAAGGCTTTTGGGAGCGCATCAAGGGATGGTTCAAATGAGCCCGCTCATTCGTGAGTATGTGGACTACGTGCCCTTCAACCCGGTGGAATACATCTGGATTGATTTTGCCAGTGGGCCACTGCCCACGGATGCAAGTGCCAAGGCACTCAGCGAGAAACTAAAGACTTTTCAATATGGCCTGAAAACCACCACGGTGGCGGAATGGCCACTGCCGTTTGAGAAGATGTGCCTGCTTTTGCCTGTAACGACTCGGGGGTCCACCGTTCGGCAGGGGGTGATGGTGGTGACGCTTGAACGACACGACGACGCAATGACTTTTCAACTGTGGGCTAACGCCGAGAAGCACAAGTCATGCGTTTTAATTACTACCACTGGAACCTTCTACGGCCCGGAAACCAAGGCCCGGGTGTCGCCAAACTACTCTATCGCCGTGGACAAGTCTTTGCAGGATTGTGCAGAGCATGGTCGGGAGGCGCTTACGGTGGCTATGAGAAAGATTGTTGCCATGGCCTTGATAGGGGACTCAACGGCAACTGCTGCTAAGCCCTCCTACATAGGCAGCAAGTTCCTGAATGAGAAGCGGATCAAGAAGGGCAAGCGCCCGTTCTTCGACTGGACCACGATCACCGTTGAGCCGCGTGCGCCATCGCAATCTTTGGGCGGCACACACGCCAGTCCCAAGCCGCACATGCGCCGTGGTCATGTGCGTCGGTTAAAGAGCGGGAAGATCGTGATGGTCAAGAGCATGATCATCAACAAACACAAGATGCCTGAGGAGGGCTTCGTGTTCCATGACTACGTCATGGGAGCAGCAGCCACTCCCTGATTGAATCGACCGCCTCCCAGAACAGCTCTGGGTAGGACTTCTCGCTGTCTTCCGGCTGGATCAAAAACTCCAGCCGACCTTTGCACATCGTAATCTTCACTTCGCTTCTCCCCAGCTAGGGCCCACTTCCACATCACAGCGGCTGGGCACCTGCATGTTGACCGCCGTGGACATGATGTGTGCGCCTTCCTCGGCCTCCGCTTTGGTGGCCACGCTCAGCGCCAGCTCATCATGCACCTGAAGTATCGGGCGCATCCCGGCCTTTGCCAAGGCCACCATGGCCGCCTTTGTCTGGTCTGCCGCAGAACCCTGGATTAAACGGTTGAGGCCTTTGTACGTGCCCGCACGCTTGATCCGTTGTCCGTATTCAATGACGGCCTGCTCACGTGGTAAGGCCTTGTTCACGCCCCACTCCATAGGTTCCCACAGCGGGAAGCGGCATTTGCGGCCCAGGAGCGTGCGGATTGATCCGCCGCTGGCCGGGTGGTCGATGCGCTTCATGACGGCGTTGACGGTGCCCTTGAGGAACGGCACGTTCTTGTGGAACTGATCGATCAGCTCAGAAGCCTCATCCAGGCTCAAATCTAGCTGCCCTGCGAGCTTATTTTTGCCCATCCCATACATGAGCCCCAACCCGATCGTTTTGGCCGCCTTGCGCTTGATTCCAGCCATGTCTGCGACCATCTGGTGGAAGTCGGTGTTCGGGTCGGTGTTGTACGCTGCGACCATCTTGTCCGCCCCCGGCAGGTCCAGGAGGCTCGCATAGTGAACCAGCAGGCGCGGTTCTTGGGTGCTGAAGTCGTTGGAGGCCCACAGCTGCCCTTCCTCTGGCAGGAACAGGCTTCGCACCATGGGGCCGATGATCTCGTGGCGGGCCGGAACCTGCTGCAGGTTGGGGTTGGCCATGGATAAACGTCCAGTAACCGTGCCGCCATCATCTGAACGCATCTGGTTGACGTGCGGATGGATGCGCCCCGTGGCCTTGCTGAAGTCCATGTAAGGCTGCAGAAAGGTGCTGTGGGTTTTGTTGACCTCCCGGGCCTCGACGATCATCTTGGCCAGCGGGTGCTCGCAGGCGTCCAGGAACCCCTTGGTGAAGCTCGGAAGACCGTTGCTGGTCTTGGCGTACTGAATGCCGAGGCGATCAAATGCCTGGGCCACGGACTGTGCCGCCCAGACATCGACCTTTTGTCCCACTTGCGACTTCATCTCTTGGAGCAGTTGCTGCTCCCTTTTCCGCATGTTGTCAATTAACTCTGCACATTTAGTTCGGTCAAAGCGGATGCCCTGGCGCGTCATGTTCAGCAGCACAGGGAATACTTCTGTTTCCAGATTGAAGATGTGTTCTACGTCTTCTATACGCAGTTTGGCCTTGAAGTTCTGCCACAGCTTCAAGGTCAGCGCAGCGTCTTGCTCGGCGTACTCGCCGACATACATCGCCGGGAGCTTCCAGAGTTCCTTTTTAGGATGGACACCGAAATCGGCTGCGGCCTGCTTGAGGCCCTGCTCACTCTTGACTTCCTTGAGGTAGTCAAAGCCAAGGGCATTGAGGCTGTAACTGAATCGGTTCTCATCAAGAATGGGAGCGGCGAGCATTGTGTCGTATATCGTTCCATTGATGCTGAATCCATTTGCCTGAAGCCACCCGGCGTCATAGGCGGCGTTGTGCATGATTTTGTCGGCGGGGGTGAGGAGGACGTCCCGTATCCAGCGTTCCACAAGGCGTTTATCGAGGTTACCCCCACCGCCATGAGCAACAGGAAAATACCCAGACCAGCCTTCGACTGCGATTGCGTAACCAACAATGTACCCATCGTTGCGAGGCCAACCGGGACCCATAGATTCCATATTCGGGTCGCACGTTTCGAGGTCAATTGCAATCTCCTTCGCTTCAGACAGATTGGGGAATGATTGGGGCGGGACCCACTCAGTGGGGTTCGGGAACATCGGGATGGTTCTCACAGGCGGAATCCTTTTTCTATGTGTTTGGGCAGGATCAGATGCAAAGACTTTTTGGCGCGGGTAATGCCCACGTAGAAAAGCCGGTGTACGTCGTCTCCGTTCCTCTGTAGTTCGAGTGCAAATTTTGGTGACAGGTCCATAAGCAGGATGACGTTGTCCGCCTCCCCGCCTTTGGCCCCATGGATGGTGGACAGCTTGATGCGGTTGACGCTCGAGAGCTTGGTCTTCCTGCGCAGCACAGCGATCAGGTAGTCGCGCTTGTCCTCAGGGATGCGGGTCAGGGCCTCGTGCCAAATGGGCGCATTCAGCAGGCCGTGGTCGCGCTTGAGGTCCTCGAGGAAGTAGATCACCTCTGGGTCGCCATTCTTGAAGGCCCGGTGTCCTCGGGCAACGAGCTCTGCTCCGAGGTACTTGTAGATGTTCTTGACCTCTTCGTAGTTGGCATCCTGTCCCGAGCGAAGGCGCTCCCATATCACCACGGCCTTGACCATCTGCGTGTTGAGACTAGGGACCCCAGATCGCTCGAACAGGAGTCCTTGACTTTTGAGCCATTCATGTACCGGATTCAGCATGTAGTTGGCTGCAGCCATGATGAGCCAGGATTCGTCGTTGAGGGCCACGTCCTCGAATCGGTAGTAGGTCTTGACCTCGCCTTCAAAGTCTCGGGACTTCCATTCCTTGGGCTGGCGTTCCTTGATGCGGTGGACGATTCGGTCGGCCAGGGCATGGACGGTGCTTGGGACGCGGTACGACTGATCGAGCACGGTGATCTGGCCTTGGAAGGACAGAAAGCTCTTGACATCAGCACCTGCCCACGTGAATACTGCCTGATCGTCGTCTCCGGCGAGGAAGGTCCGTTTCGCCTTCGCAGACAGGGCCTCAACCATTTGCCACTGCAGGCGGCTCAAATCCTGAGCCTCATCCACAATGAGCACGTCAAGCGAGGGGAGCCGGTCGTGCTCCACGACGATCATTTCTAGCAGGTCGGTGAAATCCAGCAGGTCCCTGGAGCGCTTGTAGTGGCGGTAGGTCCGCTCCACAAACTCAAAGTGGTACCACTCGATGTCTAGGCCGCACTGGTTGTAGTGCTGCCGCAGGTCCACGCCCTTAATCCGGGCGAGGTTGATCTGATTCAGGATCGGATTGTCGGCCTTGGCTAGGTCAACATCGTCTTCGGTTCCCATGCTGATCTCAATGCCTGCCTCGGCGGCGAACTCCCGGTAGTGCTCCGGCTGCATGATCATGTCGGCCTTGATGGCGAGGCATCGGAATGCCAGCGAGTGCAGAGTACGGAAGAACGGAAAATCCGTCTTGGGGTTCAGTTGTGGGAACTTGGCGATGGCGCGGTCCCGTGCTTCGTTGGCTGCTTTTTTGGTGAAGGAGAAATACCCGATCTTCATGGACGGCACGCCGTCTTCGAGTTCCTTCTCCACCCGGTTCAGCAGGTAGGTGGTCTTGCCCGCCCCGGGCGGGCCGAAGATTTTGTGAATCTCACTCACTGCACCACCTTGATCGTGTTCTTTGCGGCCCATTCCAGGGCAACTGCCACGTCGATGTACTCCTCAGGCTGGATCACGTCCACCATGATGCCTGTGGGCGTATTGGTGAGCTTGATCAACCCCATGCCGTACAGCATGGCGTTGTTTGCAGCGATGGCGAAGATGGACTCGATGTCCTCTTCCGTCATGTTTGCCCCCTTGCTCGGATGGCGTTGGCAACCCCGCTTGGGCAGGTATCACAGCGCGGCTCGTATGCCTCGGCCACCTTCGCACACGCCTCACGCTCTGCCAGCACAACCAGTTCAACCAGCCCGCAAAATTGAGTTGTTCGCTGGTCTTTGGCGCATTGCCTCCAACCTTGTTCAATCATTGCCTCACGCTCTGCGGCGGCGACAAGGGCGGCAAAGCGGCGCAAAGAACCATTGTCACCATCAAAGCCAACAAACCCAGCCTCCCGCGCCATGCGGGTGATGTCTTCTCTGGTCATGCTTGTCCCTTTCCAATCTCAGCAGCAGCCCTGACGATTGCGCGTCTAGTGGCGGCGTAGGGGTCATTGCCTTTAATTTCTCCGGACGGAACTTTTTGTTCGGCGTTATCAACAACTACATTTGCATAAGGTATGTCTTCACCTTTTGCATAAGTCCAACTGTGAAAAATAAATAAATTTAATTTCACCGCCAGCCGTAGTGCATCTCCGTCATCAGTGAGGGGGTTCCAGCATGAATCACCTCCGCGATCATTCCGAATGACATAGCCACCTTTTAGATGTCCTGGTTGAGCAATCATGTAATCAACATCACCTTGAATCTTGTGTCCAGCCGCCTTTGCCGCCAGTTTCAGTAGTTCTCTGTCAGTCATGCTTGTCCCCTTGCTCGGATGTGGTTTGCACAACTGATGCAGGCAGAATCCCAATCGCCTTCAGTGTCATCATCGGCGTTTTCCTCGCACACCTTCGCACACGCCTCACGCTCTGCCAGCACAACCAGTTCAACCAGCCCGCAAAATTGAGTTGTTCGCTGGCCTTTAGCGCATTGCCTCCAGCCTTGTTCAATCATTGCCTCACGCTCTGCGGCGGCGACAAGGGCGGCAAAGCGTTCAAGGATTGCACCGAAAACCATTGCGTTTGTTTGTATCTCATTGAACCCAGCCTCCCGCGCCATGCGGATGATGTCATCTCGATTCATTTTTCACCTCTGTTTAAAACCAAGACGCCGGATTCCAAGTTCGATCAGCATGGCTGCATCCTCAAGACTGTTTTGCGAACTACTCATGCCGGTCTGCCATTCACCGCCAATGCGCTTACCCACCAAGGCGACCGTGACAATCTTGCCATTTTTGGCGTCTTCCAACCACTGCTCAAGCATTGCAATAGCGTCTCCGTTATCAGGTGTCGTGGCTTTAATAAAGGGTTTTACGTTGTCGGTCATGTGTTTTCCTTTGCTCGGATAGCGGTGTCAACTTCATCGCCGGTTAGAACGCCCCACCGTTTTGCGTGAGCTTTTCTGCACAGGCTGCGGTAAACAGCGTCATCAGCCTTTGCAATATCGTCAGCGGTATCAACGTCGTCCAGTAGCATCCAAAGCCGAAGTGATTTTTCGCGCTCATGGGCGATGGCAAGATTTGCAAATCTTTCAATCTCTGCCACCCCCCAGCGATGCGGCTCTGTCCATCCGTCACCGCTTCGCAGCATTCCAGCCTCCCGCGCCATGCGGATGATGTCGTCTCTGTTCAAAAT